TATGACTATCCCTGTGAATCCAGAAGCTGGTTTCGCTACTTGGGTAACTAACGCTCAGTTTGGTACTACTGCTTCTGCTGGTGCTACTCAAACTCACGCATTGAAAGAGATTACTCTTAATGCGTATAAAGTGGCTACTAACGAGTACATGGCCTACGAAGAAGAAGAAGATAGCTTGCTAGTTCTTCTACCAATCGTACGTGACGCAATGATTCGTCGTGTTGCTAAAGCTGTAGACAAGGCTTTCTTGCTAGGTGCTGGTTCTGGTGCTGACCCTGTTAAAGGGTTCGCAACTTACGACACTACCTCAGCTGTTGGTGTTACTACCGCTTCTGGCGTTGTTACCATCGCTAACCTACGCGCAATGCGTGCAGACCTAGGTGCTTGGGGTCTAGATCAGAACGAACTACGTTTCGTTGTGTCTACTGAAGCTTACTACAACTTGCTAGACGATACTAACTTCCAGACAATGGACAAAGTTGGTACACAGGCTACTATCCTTACCGGTCAAATTGGTATGGTTGGTAATACTCCTGTTATCGTTAGCGATGCATTCGGTGCTAAAGCTACCGGCGCTAATACTGCTACTACCAACTATGGTGCTATCTGTATCGCTCCAGCTAACTTTATCGCTGGTTCACAGCGCGGTCTACGTATGGACACACAAGAACTTGTGGAAACACAACGTCGTGTGATGGTTGCTTCTCTACGTACCGGTATGACTCAATTGTCTACCGTTAACGGACAGGCAGTTTCTGTGCTACGTTACTTGAATACTTAATCGTATTATAGATGGGACTTCGGTCCCATCTTTTATATACTCTGTTAATCAGGGTATATAAAAGATAAAGGAATAATATGGGATTATCATTAGTTACTAAGGCTGAATATAAGGCCTACGCAGGTCTTAATAGTCCCAACGACGATGTTAAGATCGATTTATTAATACCAAAAGTTAGCGAACTAGTTAAGACTATTTGTCGTAGAACTTTTATAGACTACGTAGATGACGCCAAGATTGAGCATTTTGAAGGCGGCGTTAAGTATGTTATACCTGCTGAGTTCCCTATTCTGTCAGTTAGCTCGTTTGAGGTATCTAAGGATTTTGGTAGCACCTATACTGCTTTAACAGAGTTTGTTGATTATGCAGTAGGCAAGCAAGATAATTACATTTATAACATCCCAGGAGACTTTACCTTCCTTGTTAATGGGTATAGAGTCACATATACTGCAGGATATGAAGTACTACCTGAAGATTTAAAACTAGCTGTACTAGATTTAATCAGCTACTATATCAAGAATGATATGGCTATTCACTCTCCTAAGGCACCTGGAACTAACAGCGTGCAGATTGAATATGTAACAACCACAAGCCTACCTGCACATATTAAGCGGGTACTAGACTTGTATACTGCGAATTATGCGTAATGAGTGCAGCTTCATATATTAGTAATATTTTTATATCTAATCTACCTCAAGAAATATTAAATAGTATAGGAACGTATACTGAAAAAGGTAATACGTTTAACGATACTAGACTGTATAGGACTAAAGGGTTAAACTTTAGGGGTATCGTAGATTCCGTATTCCCTACTATGCTTATTATAGATTACTCTGATATACGGAAAGAGTTAGCGAAGTATAAGGATATCACTAAGGCTTTAAAACAGGATGTGTACGCTGAGGCTAGCGCCCCTAAAGATACCCTAGTCCTAAATGATGCAGAAATATCTGCTATTATAAAAGCAATAAAAATAGCTTCCAATAATCTATCTAAAAATGCTAATATCAAAACAGTAAGTGCAGCATTATTGTCTCAGAATATACAGACTGCGGTAAATAGTAGTCAAGATACTAATATAATATTACATAATATTAGAAACTTATTTATTAACGACTATAAGGTAGTCGGAGCAGCTGGAGTAGATACAGATGTTTACTTATTTAATAATTTCAATAGAGCTTCCTCTGCTCTAACAGACCAATTAAACAAGCAGCTAGATATTATACTGTCCACTATTGGACAAGACTCTGAAGTAGAGAAAGTAAGTTCCTACTTAAATTATGGCCATACTGCAGTGAGTTCTGGTAACGGAGACTCTTTGTACTTTAATAGCCCAAAGTTATTAGCGGTAATTTATGACACTATAAACAGTAGTAAGGGTAAAGATATTCAGGGCCTGCTAGCTAAAAAAGTAGATTCCTTTATTGAAACTACTAGACAGATTGACTCCTATGTTACTATAAATAAAGAATTTTCATCAGGGTTTATGTCTGTATTTGTCTCTATTGGTGGCAATGTAGTAAAATTTGAAAATAGAAACGTAAATCAGTTAAAAGGGTCGGTATTAGAGACAAAGGAAAAGGCAGGGCTAAATAAAGTAGTGTTAGCTAAGCTAGCAGAAGAGTTACGAAATACAAATAGTAAGTTAGGCACAGAAATTGCTCGGGCCATGACTATTGGTAGGTCATCCCCCAGTATGGTAGATTACGTATTAAGTAGTATATCTAGTATCTTAATAGGTAGTAAACCTACCACGTTTAAGCAGACTATATCCGCTACAAAAAAAGGCAAAGAAGTTCGTTCTAAGAGTAAATCAGAGAGTATATCTGGAATAGCTAAAAATCTTGGTAAATTAAATACTTCCGCCCTTATTAGTAAATCTAGGAGTAGTACATCATTAAATCTAACCTCCCTCCAAGCTTTGCTAGATAGACACTTACAAGATGTTATATCAGCTAATATGGGTGACGGTAGTGCACGTAACGTACTAAACTACAGAACAGGACGCTTCGCAGCGTCAGCCAAGGTAGAAAGACTGAGCCAAAGCAGGCAAGGTATGATTACTGCATTCTACAGCTACATGAAGAATCCGTATCAAACATTCGAGCCAGGTTATAGACAAGGTTCCCCAAAAACAAGAGACCCTAAGCTGTTGATAGCTGGGTCAATAAGAGAGATTGCGGCTACTGTAGTAGGCAATAACCTAAGGGCTGTATCAATATGAGTAAGCGTACAAGTATTTTAAAAGCTTTAGCAGTTAAGTTAAACGAAGCATTGGATGGAACCCAGTTTAAATCCAATATTTACGGTAACGCATACAACAAATTACGCTTCTGGGACGAGGTGTCTGACTTCCCTTCCATATATTCTAGCCCAGGTTCCGAGCAACGTGAGTATCTTCCTAGTGCATTTACTTGGGCATACTTAGGTATTTCCTTAAAACTATATTGTAAAGGCGAAGACGCCCAAGAACAACTGGAGCAGCTTCTAGAAGATGTTGAGTCAGTAATAGATGCTAACCGCGTGCTAGTATACGATGCGGTTAATAACTACGAGACGACAGAGATTCTGATCAGCTCAATAACAACTGACGAAGGGTTACTAGCCCCGTATGCTGTCGGTGAAATCAATTTACAAGTGCGGTACGCACTTCCGTAAGATCCGTGTCAATGTGCAACCACAGATAAATATCTAGTCTAGCACTACGATACATACAATAAAGGATATTTAATATGCCAGGTTTTAATCTAGTACGCAATAGTAAGGTGTACTTTACAACTAACGTTAATGCTGCAACAGGTGTAGTAGCTAACGGTGCCCTAACTACTTTAGGTGCTACGGGTCTAGGTACCCAAGAAATCGCGGTTATGAATGGTTTCAGTTTCAGTCAAAATACTGATTCACAAACTATTACTGTTAGTGAGGCAGGAAATACGCCTACTCGTGGACAGCGTGCTTTTAATACCGCACTACAGCCAGTAGATTTTTCATTCTCTACGTACATTCGTCCACGTGGCGCAACTACTACTATCGACATGGATGAAAAGGTTCTATGGAATGCACTTTTAAGTGACGGACTATGTAACTTAGCTCCAGTAGGTATTACCCAGGCAGGCAGCTTCTCCGCTACTACTACTGCAATTGTACGTACTGGGTCATTGAACGTAGTTCAGTTTACTTTTGCCTCTATAGATATTTCTACTGTACCAGGATTCACTGCTGCTGACTT